TCATGCTGTGCGTCTGTCCACGCTTGACGTGCGTTGATCAATTTCATGCTGCCTGCCCCTTTTTCAGTTCTCGGGTCTTGGCCCGGTATTCGGCCTTGATGGTTTTGATTTCTTCGACGGTCAGCTTCTGGGGCTGATGAGGCCCTTCGATCCAAGCCACCTTTTCGGCGCCTATGCGCTGCACCAACCGGATGCGGTACTCGACCGCGTTGCCGGACAGGTTGCGATTGCACTTCACGCATTGGCGGTGGATGTTCAGCGGCTCGAAGCGCAGCTCAGGACAGGCACCCACGGATCGATAGTGGCCGGCGTCCCAGCGGCTGCCGGTGATCAGGTCGCTGTCGTTCGGCGTCGAGTCGCAGCTGATACACGGCAGGTGTGCGTCACGCAGGCGGACGTACTCGTTCACCGCGGCCTGGGCTTCGCGCAGGTGGTCAGCCCTGGTCTTCAGCTTCTCTTTGCGAACCTTGATCTCGCGGCGATCGCGCTGAGCAATTGCCTTCTTCGCCTTCTGCTCGTTCCGTGGTGCGTCCTTCAGCGCGCAGGCTGGGCTGCACACTGCCTGACCCAAACGCTGAGGGACGAATGAGGCCTCGCAGGTGGCAACACGGCATTTCTTCGGCTTGGGCGCCTTCTTTTCCTTGATGGCTACGCGCATGGTTGTGGCTCCATAGTTTCCAGTCCTTGAGCACGATCACTGTCGATGCCTTCCGCCCGCTTCAGCAGGGCATCGACAACCCGCGCGTCTACTCCCGGGGACGACTCGTAACTTGCGACCGCATTGCGTATTTCCTGGGCTTTTGCATCCTGCCAAGCTGCATGAGCCTGTAATGGATCATCGAAATACCCTAGGTAGCGACGAACTCCGTTGATGCGAATTTTTGATGCGAATTTTCTGTCCCGGATGTTCCAGCTGACGCCAACCGGCCACGCTCCGCGCGCGCCGATACATGACGTGAGGATGGTGTTTATTCTCGCAGGCACAAAACAGCAGGCTTCTCTCGAATAGGCTTTGTTTCCAGCGATGATGATGTCCTTATCAAGCTGGTAGCTGTTTCCGTCGCCGTCACGCATGTGGAACCCGGGCTGCGCATTTGCCCAGTCTGCAAAATCAGGAAGATCCTCAAAATCGCATGTAGATGATTTATAGGTCGGCCACTTTTTTGACCGATCACCATCGGACTTACACCGTCGATTAATGTCTTTCCAAATCGTCCGAATCCGTTTATCGATCATATCGCCCGCCCCATTTGTCGGACTCAGTCCAGCGCACGCCATGCTCGGCGCCGAAGGCGTGCATCAGCTCGAATAGATCGCTGAACCACTTCTGCGACTGCTTGCGGGTCGATACGGCCATTACTACGAAGCCGCCGTCGAGGCCTGGCTCAGCGCGCTGCTTCTCCAGCGAGGCACTGAAAAGGCACTTCCAGTCTTCAGTGGTCAGCTTCTTGCCGTACCAGATCACCTGGTTGGAGACGTCCTTGAGCATTGCCCACATCTTCCGGTTGCAGACGTCAGGGCGTTTCTCGTCCTTGATGACCACGATCTTTGGCTTGGTGAAGTCTGTGGCGTGCAGGACGCCCATGAGGCGGCTGATGTCGCGCTGGCTGCGGATCGCGAACTCGTTCATGACCGCACCCCTGTCTTTTTGCTGACCTTGCCGTCGGTCTCAAGCTGCCGCATGGTCGCGCGCAGGGTCTTCAGGTCGTATATCCGGATCAGCGCTTGCAGGCTTTTGTTTGCGAGCGCGGCAAGTGCGCAACCGGCCACAAAGAGCATCGCCGCTACCAACAGGGCGCCACCGACCAGCATCACGCCGTACCCCAGCCACAAAGCGATTGCGTTCAGGGTCATGGCTGCACCGCCTTGGCCATGGCAGCGTCGACAAGCGCGTCGAGGTTTTCACCGATCATTCCGGTAGCGTGCGGGCCGATCCACTCGACGACTTCGATATGTCCGCTGTGGCCATGCCGAAGCCACTCGTAGCGCTCCGCGTTCTTGATGACCTCCGCGAGAAGCGCCTCTTGGCCCATTGTCGTTTCAGCAAAGGTTTCGCACTCGGCTTTCAGTCTCTCGTTCTCAGCCAGAAGCTCAAGCGCCACTTCCTCCACGGTCTTCTCCCCGAGGAATTCTTGCAGGGCCTCGGTATTGCGCTTCCACTCCGCGCAGTCAGCTTTCCAGGCGGCCACCTCGCTCCACAGCAGGGACTGGAGTTTCTGTTTGTCGATGGTCATGTCCGTTTCTCCGTGTCCTTCCTGCCGAACTTGGCCAGCAGTTGCGCCCGAGCCGCGGCGCCAGTGGTTGGGACGCCCTGAGTGGCCAGCAGTCGTGCTTGGCGCTGGCTGGCGAACTCTTCGGCCAGTTCCAGTTCGCTTTTCTGGCTGTCGTGCCCGATGCCCGCGGCGATCCTCCCGTCCAGTGGCTGGTTGGTCTGTGCGCGGCGCAGGATCACCTCGTAGTTACGGTCGAATCTGGCTCGTAGGCCCTTGTCTTCCTGCTTTGCCGCTCGCAGGTCGAACAGTCCGGTGGCTTCCGCCGCGAGCTTCACCGCTTCGTGGCTGTAGGTGCCCATCAGCGCCTCAAGCCAGGCGTCGGCCGGCGCAGGCATGCCGAAATCCTCCGGGCTGGGCACGCACATGCCGATGAATTCACCAACGCTCGGCGCGAAAGGCTTCTTGAGCTTCCGGCACTTCTGGATACCGAACTCGATCTGTTCCAGGGAGCGAATACCGGCGTCGGCGAACTCCTTGATCCATTCGGCCTTGGCAGAGTCCAGTGCTTCCGTGGAAGGCCACGCCTGGCGCCACGCTGGGAAGATCCCGCGCAGGCGACGAAAAAGGTCGTTCACAACCTCGGCAGTCTGCGGAGTCACTTGCAGCGGCTGGGCGTGCTCTGTCGGCGGCAGATTACCCATGGTCGCCATCAGTTGGTTGGCCGGCTTCATGGGACCACCACAAGGTCACGGGCCCAGTCGGTGCTGTCGAAGTCAGGCTCAGCACTTGGGCGAGTCGGGAACGGTTTCACATTCGAGGCCGCTGCGCGATTGCGGTCGTTCAGCACCCACTTCACCAGCATCTGCACCCATTCGGCCTGGGTATTCACTTGACCGCGCGGTTCGTAGTGGGCTGTGAATGCGCGTCGCGCTTCTTCGGTGAACAGGTTCGGCGCTACACCTGAATGCACCGAGTAGGTTTTGAGAAGCTTTTGATCAGGATGCCAGTCCAAGGTCATTTCGCTGGGCATGCGAGGATCGACAGACTCGTGCGTATAGAGAGGTTCTTTACTCTTCTCTTCTTTAGGTAACGCAGGAGTAACGCTGCCAGCGTTACTTTTGGTTTTGTGATTCGACACCCTTTTTGCCGTCAAAGCCCTGTTTTTACCGGTCTTCCCGTTATGACGCTCGAAGTGAGGAAGGCTGATTACACCGTCACACTCATCCATCCAACCCACGGCTTTCATGTGATCGCAGAATCCGCTAACGCCTACCGAACGATCGAGTAACTTTTTGCTAACGCTCGGAGCGTTACCTTTTTCGGTTTGCTGATCGAACCACGCCCACACACGCATAAGCTTTCCGACCACTGCATCCTGATCAATGTCTGCGAGGTCAGCGATCTGGCAAACCTCGGGCTTGTCCATGGTTGCGAGTTCGAACTTGATCCAGTCCCCGGCCATTACACGACCTCCCTCAATTGGTATTGCGCCCACAGACCGGCAATCCAATTGACGCCCTTGGGAGTGAATTTGGATTGGTTGTAGGCGTGACCGCCGTCAGTGGCGCCTGCCTTTACCTCAAAGCGGCCAGCGTCGATGTGAGGCTGGTAGGCCTGCCACTCGCCGCCCATGCGGTACATGATCTTTTTGTCGAGCAGGAACTCACGGAATCGCGACTCGTTGGCCTTGAGCAGCTTCGCCACCTGGCGAAAGCCCTTGAGGCCGGTTGATTCGACGTAGCGCTCGACGAAGGCAATCTTCGGCGCGGCCTCAATCAGGGCCTGATTG